CTTTTTCTCATGCTCTTCTACTTTAAGAGAGAAAAATTGCTTTGGCAATTTTCTCTCTCTATATCATATGACTATGATATGGATATATGGGAGTCCTTTACTAGGTCTATGTCCGTAAGTTACCCATACTATGTCCCTACCTTACTAGGTCTATGTCCGTATCTTACTCATAGCAAAAAGTGTTTTCCTAAATTTAATCATGGCAAAAACAAGTGTCTTGGCTATTATCTAAAGATCCAAAAATATCTATTTGCTTGCTTAAATTTAGTATTTGAATATATTCTCTGTTTTGCTTAAATTTAGCCCCTGCATGATTACCTTTTTTGCTTTCTTGTTTTATCCACCAATCAAGCATTTCTGGTTTTTCTTTAGCTAATTGAACTAATGTTTGCGTACTTTTCAGAAAGCACATATCACAATTACCAGCTAAAGTTTTGCCATTATATGATTTTAGTTTCAAGTTAAAATTTTGTTGATCCCAAAAATTATTTACATCTTCAACAGTCACTTTTGCGTCATAAAGTGGTACTATATTATCCCAGATTTCATAATTTTGCTTTCTTGCATTTATTGATCTTCTTGGCTCGTCATATCTAAGCCCCAATGCTGATGACCAGGTTTTGAAACCTTTTGACTTCATAAATCTTTGCATAACTTTTATTTTTAATTCACTTGAACAATATCTCGCAACAGGATTAGGTAACATTTTTCTGTCATCAATCAGTCTTTCAAATGGCTCTCCATTTCTACTTGCTGTTTCAAAAGAAACTTCTTTTGTCCTATGTTTTGGTTTTTCATTAGCAAAGTAATGTTCTAACCAATGAATCTTAACGCCCCAATTAATACTGCAATCTCTAACAAATTCTAAAGTTTCTTCACATTCCTTGCCTGTATTTGCAAAAGTCACATATATATCTTTTGGAAGTTTAAATTTATATGCTTCCAATATTTTATAAAGCATATATCCCGAAGTTCTGCCTCCAGAAAAAGATATCAAAGAAGGTGTTGGTATTTTATATGGATTCATTATTTCTTTTAGCTCCTAAATCTACTTTTTTGCCTTTAGTCTTTTTCCAATTCTTTTTATATGGTGAGTTGAAAATTTCATCCCATCTTTTTTGCATTTCCTGGTCTGATATTTGTTCTTTGCGTCTATCTGATCCTTTGCTCATTATCCTTGCCCCACATTAGGTTTATAACTTCTTCTAAAGTTTTTATTCATAGTTGCTGTGCCAACATTTCTTCTGCCTTGTGAAGTTTTTTTACCTCTAACACCGCATACAGGCACATGAGTTGTTGTTTGTCCTTTACTTTTTTTTGCCATGTTCTGTATAGTTAGTTAATTTTGAAAGCCAACATTTAGCGACAAATTCTGCGTGTGAGTAAGGATATTTTTTCATATCTACTTTTCTTATAAGTTTTTCTTCGTCATAAAGATTAACCTCGTAACTGTCTGCTAAATAAATTTTGGCAGTTCTGGTAGTTTCTTTTTCTGCAAATTCTTTTACTAATTTTTTATTCATCTTCTGCCAATATTAAAAACAACAATAGACTATCAGTTACTAAAATAATAATAAATAATAAAATTGTAAATTGTATAAAATCAATCATTTTTATTTTCACACTCCTTGCACACTTCTAGTCTAAATATTTTATATTGTTTTTGTTTCTGTCTAAAAATATCTAACGGATATTCTCTCTGACAGATTTTACATTTTCTCTTTTTCATTAAGTTTCGTCTGTTTCAAGATCTATAATATTTTTTATATCTTCAGAAATTTCTTTTGGCATATAAATTTTTACAGTCATAGACACTTTAGGATTTTGTCCAGCAATTAAAGTATCTAAATATTTTTCAAAATGAAATCTAAACTCCTCTCTATGCAACCAGGCAAGATTATTTTTAGTTCTTTGTTTGCAGTCATATTGCCAAGCATAATCTAAATTTTTTTCTGTATATAAAATCACTCCATATACCCCAATATGTGTTTAATAACCTCAACTGTCCAACCATTGCCCAGCATCTTGTATCTCTGCGTATTGCTGACACCTTCCGTATAATTGTCTGGTACAGTCTGTAATCTTTCACATTCAAGAGGTGTTAGTTTTCTCCAGGTTAACTCTTCATCAACTACCACACTATCCTTGCCAACTGTCGTGATGGCATTTGATTTATCATCCTTGCGTAGTTCTAGCATTTGTTTAGTTTTATTAGCAACTGAGCTACCATCACGATCCATGCGCTTACCATCTTTATCGTAAGCTCTGCCACGAAAAGCACCACCAACTTGTTTTGGTTTGGTTTTGATTTTTGGACTATAACTCGAAATAATAGTGGGTGATTTACCCTCAGGCGAATAAACCCTTCTTTGCCTCTCATTATCTTTCAATGTATCTCTCGGTATATCGAAAGCCTTTTTTGGTTTACTTACTAATTGTCTTCTTGATTTCTTTTTATATTGCTCAACACTTGCACCCTTAAAATAATTAGCATCAATACAATACGATTTATCTTTTTCACTACTAAAATCATTTTCCAATATATCTTTTAAAACTATACCCCTCTCTTTTGGTTGTTTTATATTTGGGATATTTGTCCAGTAAAGTCGCTGTCTGCTTTGTGCACTTACGAGGGAACTATTTATCAAGATTGGCTCTATACGACCACCGAATAAATCCAAACCGTTTGTATAGCCTGGATAACATGCCGAAACTTGTTGTGTAATAACCTCTATAAATTCTTTTTTCATCCTGACATTTTCGAGTAAAAAGTATTGTGGTTTTATGGCTTTCAACAATCTTATAAACTCAAAAAACAAAACAGACCTTGGGTCATCAAAAGCTAACTGTTTACCTGCGAAACTAAAACCTTGGCACGGACTACCGCCCATAATTAAATCTACATCCATGAAATCCTTAGGATCTAGTTTTGTAATGTCACCAACTTGCACTGTGTTAGGGTAATTTTTTTGTGTTATCTCTATGCCATACTTGTCTATCTCACTTGCATAGTAAGTGTCAACTTTTATACCTAATTGATCTAGGGCTATCTGCCCACAACTCATACCATCAAACAAACTTAATACTTTCATTCCCAATTTATACCCCCATTATCATTTATTGGCTCTAATATATTTTTTCTTCTAAATAAAGTTTTAACTTTACTGTCTATTTCCGAACTGTTAGCTTTCACTACCCCACATTTAACCACACGCATGGGATCAAAGTCTACGCCTTGTTCTGTGCAAATTCTTTCTGCCTCACCTTCAGGAGCTAACCAAATTGCAATGGCAGCTCTATGACCATCTACGATAGAACTTGCTCCTCTAATGCTTGCTCTCGCTTGCATACTGTCCTCTGTGCCTGTCAAACCTGTTTTACCCATGTGATGTATGCTCAAACAAGCACAATTAAATTTAGCCGATATTCTGGCTGCTAACTGACAATACATTTGACTTGCCTCTTGACTTGTTGTTATTGGGGCGTTTACGAACGATTGAATCGGATCAATTATAACTAACTCCAAATCATTAATTGTTTCTAACTCTTCAATCAAATCTTCTGCCTGTGTTGTTATCTGCAAACCAGCACTATCTTCTTTAAGCAAAGTAAAAGGTTTACCATAATCAGGTACAGTAAAAACAAACATATCGTAATTTGTTTCAAATCTTTTAAATTTTGGATCAAGAGCATTTACTCTTCTATGAATTTCTTGCCTATCATCTTCAGCCGCTAGAACGACAACATTGCCAGCTTTTTTTATTGGATTATCTAACCAAATACCACTACCTTTTATTATCTTCAATCCTAAATCTAACGAGAGCATTGATTTACCAACGCCACCAATAGAGGCTAATAACATTGGTTTAGATTTTTCTACCAACCTATCAACCAACCACTCACGGGGCGGAGGATCTTCAACCAAATTACGAACTGCATATTGCTTAAGTCCGATTCCTGTTTCTGATAACTCCAACCTTACTTGTTCGATACCATGTTCGAGTGCTAGGTCGTTGAAATCTCCAGGTTTACTTGGTATGCGTGCTATACAATTAGAAATTGCATTGGCACAATCCTCCGCTTTTTGTTTCCCCAATCCGCTTTTATCATTATCAAAGGCCACCAGAAACCTTGCATTAGTTTTTTCACGCAAGTTGGCTAAAGAGGCAAGGCCAAAATTTGCGGAAAAAATGCAGACAGAGGGGATGCCTGTTGCAAGATAACTGGTGACGGATGTTGCCATGCCTTCACAAATAATTAATTTATCTAAATTTGGTAAATCGCTAATATTAAAACCGACTGGAAAAAAATTACCCTTAACTTCACTAGCGGAAACGAATCTTTTTTCTCCCTGTGCAGAAATATACTGCAAACTTCTGATTTCAGCATTTACATTGTAAATTGGCACTACTAAGAGCGTCTTATTTGCTCTCAGGCTTTCGCATTTTATTTTTTTAGTGTCTAAGTAAGGGTGTTTTTCAATTTGTTCATAGCCTTCAAATCTGTTTGCACAATCAATAGCTACTTCATCATAGCGTTCTAATTTGTGTTTTTCAGCTTCTTCTTTGGCTGCTTTAAGTTTTTTCTGCAAATCATTACGTTCACGCACGCTCAGATCATTAGTCTGCACGCTCGACCACTTTTTTTCTTCGCCGGTACGCCAGTTCCCGTACGCACAAAAAGTATGCTTGCCAAGTTGATTGACCGCATACCAACCAGATTTTTCACCATGCTTATCAGGTCTAGTAATAGAACTTGCTTTGACTGAGCAACGGACAAGTCCGCCACCTGTGTCAAGATATGGCACGTCTAAACCAAAGTTATTAAGTTCTGTTAGCAAATCGTCTGTAGTTTTGCCTTTGCCCTCAAATACTAAATTCTGATTTATTACAATGCCATCATTAAAGTATTTCGTCAGTTTGACCAAAATCTGTTTTCCCCGTTTCTGCTTGATAGTTTGCAAAATTCAAATATTCTCTCACGATATTTGCAAACAGTTTCTCTCTATTTGTTTTACTCCATTCATGCAATGTCCAAGTTTTTTCTGTTTTGGCTATTTCTAAATAAGTTTGTTTAGTTTCTTTAATAGCATAATGTAGCCCCTTTTCTGATAGCCTAGCTATATTTTTAAGTTTTTCGCCTTTTTGCAATTTTCTTAAATGCGACATTGAACAAGCACCGAAAGTTTTTTTTGTATCAATAAGCAGATAACCTCTAGCGGGTGATTTGCAGTAACCACACAAGCTAGGGTTATCTTGCTTTAAATCAAACATTTCTAAAAAGGAATGTCTGGATCATCTTCTGGCTCTGCTTTTTTAGGTGTAACTTTTTTGGCTACAGCTTTTTTTTCAACTGCTTGCCAATTTTTGCCATAGTTATCATCAATTTCTGCATAACCAGATTCATTATTTTTTACCTCAACAGATACAACCTTACCTTTCAGATCTTCTGTATTTTTGAGTTCTGTTAAACCAGCAGCATTAGCTAACATAGCCAATGATTGCCGACCAATATCAATCGCTTTGGGATTATTTGAACCAACAGTAAATGTGCAAGGCACAAAATGATTCGTTCCCTCAACTGAAAATAGCATTTTTATAGCTACCCATCCATTTTTTCCAGAGATTTCCTCTGCGCTAACATAACTTACGTTATATTTTCCTGGTTGTAACGCCTCTTGTTCAAGAGTTGCGTCCACCTCTAAGTCGTAATTGGATAAATCCATTATTTTCTCCTTAACGCCAACACTTATAGTTTTGGCAATTTTCTTCATTTTCACCACAATATTTGCAAACTCCGTCCACAAATTGAGGTTCATCATCTTCTAAACTATCCCAAATCGGATGATCTGGATTATCTTTGTATTTAAAAGATTGTTTCTTCATTTCAACATTTCCTCACGAATAGTAGCCCAATCGAAAGGTAGTTCTTCTGGTAGGCCATATCTATTTTTTGCAAGATATGCTGGCTTTTCTACTGTGTAACATACTCTGTCACCGCTAACGGCTTTGGTAGTCATGTTGCCACCTTTACCTTGCACTTTAACTGTGCCTAATTTGAAACTAGCGAACAAACAAGCGTCTGAGTGTTCAAGCAACAAGTCAGCAGCTTTTCTGTGAAGTTTAAGCTCGTGTCTATCAAAGGCTTCAATACGAGGATCTTCAACCTTTTTAATTTGGTTGTGTGCTATTTGGATAATAGTCATGCCTTTGTTTCTTAAGTCATTAAGAATATCAATGTATTCACGCCAATAACTCAAAACTGTGACATAACCTTTACCAAAACCAGGTTGCTCAATGGTTTTCCAACCATTATCTTCACAAGCCTTGTTCCATATAAGTGGCTCTAACCAATCCAATGAATCTATGATTAAGGTTTTAAAATCATGTTTCTCTTCTTGTAATGTTTTTAGATAAGACATGAAATCAGCATAAGATTTTGCAACAGGAAAATGATCTGCCTCTACTTTACCTAAACCATCTTCAGTTAAAATAAAAATAGGTTTATTGGTAGTAGCTCCGAAAGAAGTTTTACCAACTCCAGCTCCACCATAAATTACTATTCTTGGTGGCTTGACTTTGGCTTTTTTCTTAATAAGTTCTAAGCTCATTTTTCATCCTTACTAGATTTAACTACAGTTTTTTTTGGTAGTGCCTGTTCTAGTTTGTTGGCTTGGTTTGAAATGTAGGCATCTAAGATTTGATTTGTTCTCACCTCAAGTATTGCCTCATTATGTTTATTCGCTCTAGCATTTTTAATCTCTAAAGCTGCACTCAACTCTGTCGCTAAAGGACGAGTTGAATCATCTAAATCTTCGTCAAAAACATCTCTACTTTCACCAGATTGTGAGGTTAAAGTAAAGAGTTTTTCTTTTGCATCAGTTTTTACCGACATTTTTTTCTCCTATATTTAAGTCCTGATAAACAGGACATTTCGCTTTTGCATTACAAAAGCGACAATGATCGCCAAAGACAAGCTCTGGCTTTTCTCTCTCACAGGCATCAGTAGCCTCTTTAAGAAAACCGAAACCCCAATCGACTAAATCTGTTGCGGATATATCCCAACTTCTAATAGGTCCATCAGGGCTAAATGATCTTGGTTGCACAATGGTTAATTCAAGCGTTGTATCTTCGTTACCATAACGTGATAAAGCTCCTAAACCATAAATCATTAACTGTGTATTATTTTTTGGATCAACAGGGAATTTGCCAGATTTAAGGTCGCATACAACTAATCTATTTTTTCCAATAATTAGTGCGTCAGCCGTTCCCCAAACATTTTGGCTTATCTCTTCGATTGATACTCTCTCTTCTATTAACAATTTTCCCTCTAGTTCTTTTTGCCTCTTCCTTACATAATCAACATATACTTTGGCACAATCAATCATACTCTGATCTATTGTGATTATAAAATCTTCTATATTCTCCTCTTTATTTAAGTAATAATCTTCCAGCGTTATATTATCCAAGCGGTCTTTTAACTGTGCCTCAACCATTTGATGAACTAATGTTCCATTAGCAGCAGCTTCAGACACTTGATAGGGTACATCCTGTGCCAACTTTGGCATACCAGGACACTTCAACCAAATGTTAGAGGCTGAAGGGCTAAGAAGAGCATGAGCCATTACTTATATAAGATTTATTTTCTAATTCAATAATTTCTGCTAGATCGTATAAGACCTTGCCACCAATTTTGTAATAGTTTGGACCTTCACCACGACCACGCCAGTTTTCAATAGTTCTTGGACTTTTATTCCAACGCTTCGCTAACTGACTTGTATTTAAAAAATTTCTCTCGTTGTTTGTATTTTCTTGCATAAAACTCCCTTTTTGTTCTATTTTGGTTTAGTATATACATAAAAATACACTTTACAATGTAAAAGTGTAAAATTTTAGGAGAATATTATGAGAATTAAAAAAGAGAATAATATGGTTGATAAACCAGCACACTACACAAAGGGATCTATTGAGTGTAAAGACGCAATAAAATCTGCTTTGGGTAGAGAGCAATATGAAGGATTTTTGCGTGGCAATATACTTAAATATGTATGGCGAGGTCCACATAAAGGTGAAAATCTGGAGGATTATAAAAAGGCTCGTTTTTGGCTTAATGAACTTATCTCCGAAATAGAGGAAATGTAATGTTAGATGATATAAAAATAAGAAAAGATGGCTTATTTGATGGCATTGATGATCCTATTCTTAACGAAAGATATGGCAAAAAAGCCTTGTGGATTGATAAATTTTTGCATAATAAATTGCAAAAAATATCAAAAACCAAAAATAAAAACCCACAAGCAATAGCCGAATATCTAATTAGTTTGGGAATATCAACTGTTGAAAATTATAATATGCCAACAGAAATTACTTTTGATATAGATAAATTATAAATCTGTAATCAAGTTCTCAATATGGTTGCCAATCTTGTTGGCGTTCTCAATACTTTTCTCTTCGTGAATATGAGCATACCTTTGTGTCGTAGCTTGATCTCTATGGCCAAGTAGTTCACCCACGTCTGCAAGTTTAACTACCTGTAATGACCAAGAAGCGTAACTGTGTCTAATGTCATGCAAACGCACATTATCAATATTGCAATTTTTTAATATAGTGTGCCAGGCACGTCTAGGTGATTTTATACCGACAATATAATCAGAATCTTTTGTAGTTTTATCTAACATACCAAGAATCTGTGGGGATAAATATATAATTCGATCCTCACCTAGACGATCATTTTTATGATTTTTAATAATTAATTTGTTGTCGTGAATGTCTGTCCATTTAGCTTGTGCTATCTCACCTTTTCTAGCACCTGTTAATATCAATAACCAAATAAATAAAATTGATTTTTTATATATTGGATTTTTTTGCAGCCTGTTCATTTCACGCACAACAGCTATCAACTCTTTATTAGTTAAATATCTTTTGCGTTTATTTTCTCTATTTTTATTAATGTGTGTAGCTGGATTATTTTCTACCAAAGATAAAGTAATAGCTAAGTTAAACATAGCTTTAAGTGTAGTTAGTATGTTGTTAGCAACAAATGGCGCACGTTCAGATATACTTAAATGTAATGATGCAATATCACCACGAATTATATCTGTAATTGGTTTATCACCAAGTATGGGTTTTATATTATTGTCGTAAAGTTGATTTATTTTATTAGTGGTTTTACAACCCCTACGTTTTAGATCACGAAGATACAGCTTGAATAACTGATTCAGATTTTGTTTCATTTTTTCTCTCTCTTAATATATTTATTATCTCAATCGCAGTTTTCAATGATTCATGCGGATTGAAACTTTTAATAAATTCTAACTTCTTTTGATATGTTTTGCCAAGATTTTCGTTAGGTGCAAAAGTAACCTTATCCTCAGGTAGAAAAACAAAAGCGAAAATATCAACTTCTTCTTTATTATATAATCTTTGTTCTCCTGTATTTGATGTTTTCTTTTTTATATCCCACCTTACCCAATCAGCATTGTTTCTTTCAAAAAGAGAAGCTGAAGTTTTTACTTGTATTTTATAAGATTTGTTATTAAGAACTGCTAAGAAATCGTAACGTGAGTGTGATGGACATTCAAAGATCTCGTCAAAGTATCTAGCGAGGTAGCTGGCGGTGAGGTATTCCCCCGCACGGCCAACTTGGTTTGGTGTCATTTTTATTCTTCTTTTTTACGTTTTAGTCTTTCTGGTAATTTTGATTTTTCTTCATACTCAACATAAGCGTCTGATAAAATATTAATTTGTTCATCTGCCCTTCTTTCAAGCTCTAACACCTTTTGTTCATCACCTCTTAATGATGCTTCTCTAATTTTTTGACGATAATATTGTTGTAAATCATTTATCTCTTTACCTTTAAAATACAAATTAGTATCTCTGCTTTGTTCTGGATCGACTGGATAAAAATTTTGACCAACCAATCTCCACCATGCTTGAGGTTGGGTAATTTTTGGATCACCATAATAATTAGGTTCTTTTGTTATAGCCTCATACATTTTGCCTGCAAATCCTATATCAGTAAGCCAAGTTGGTGCTACTGTTCTCCATACATAATTTAAACTGTCCGCTGCCTTATCTACTGGAGGAGCTGAAGGATTAACTATTTCTCTATTTGTAAAGGGATCTTTATTTGCTTGAATTGCAGTAATTACATTAATACCAGGACCACCCCAAAGACCAACTATATCATCTGTTGCTTCACCAAGTTTTTCTGATTCAATTTTGTTAATAATACCACTATAAAAGCCCCATGGCATATTGTACGACCAATCATAAAATTGCCATCTACCTTCATCATCTTTGTAAGGCCACACTAAAGCACTATCACTATCTCTTAAATAATCCTGCAATGATTCTTTTAAAGTTTCAAGATCACTTTCTGTCATATCTTTGTTTTGCCTTTTCCATTCTAATGCTGCAAGAGCTGGAACTGCTGCATATTTAACATATCTTTCTGGATAACGTATAAATGTGTCTATCAGAAAAGGTAAAACTTTATATTGAAATGTTGCAAATGGCACACCAAAAGGACTTTGTCTAATTTGTCTTAATCTTGGAGGAACTAAAGAATAATCAAATAAAGTTTTTTGTGCATTGTAAACAGCAGTTTCAGCATTTTTTCCTGCCTCCATATCATCAATAATTTTTATAATTTTGCCAAATGTTTCTATAAATCCATAACTATCTCCTGCAAAATTTAAAAGGAGAGAGCTTACACTGTCTGCTCGATCTAACCAATTACCAGTTTTTTTAGCTTTAGCGATTTTGTACATTCTTTTTATTTGTACCATTTCTTGTTTGTTAAATGTTGTAGAAGATATGCCAAATTTATTTGCTATCTTATAATACTTGCCTTTATTAATAATTTGTTCGAAAGCCTGAATAAATCTTAAAGGAAGTCTTGTGGCAGAAACTCCAGATAAATTTAATAGCACCATGTTTGATATAAAGTTTCTAACAACAGATGGTGGGTTTAGAGGTACTTTTAATGTTTTCCATATTTTTGTGGCATCTCTACCAAATCTGCTAAAACTATCAACTATATCTTGTGCTGCTCGGTTTGCTCCAATTAAATCATCATATATTTCTTTTCTAACATACATTCCTCTTAACTCACCATATCTTCTTTCGTTTGGAATTTGTTTAAACTTTTTTTGATCTAATTTTGCTATGTTTGTGTTTGCTTGTTTTATTGACTTTTGCAAATCATCAATAATTTTCTTTGCTTGTGGAATTTCTTTTTGTGTTCTTAAACCTTCAGCAATTTCTTTTGTAATTCTTTCAACTTCTTCTTTAGCATGAAACACACCAATCTTTCTACCACGAAAGGGTACTAAAGTTTCTTGAACAGCCCAGTTAGGATTTTTTGATATTTCTTTAAAAAAACCAAGTTTAACAACATCACTTATAGGATCTTCTATTGCTTTTGCTCCAAGCAATCCAACATCTTCTATTTCTCCAAGAAATAATCTTGTGGCTTCATCCAAATCTTTTCTTTCTTTTAAGTAACCCATAGGGCTAGATTTTTTATTAAAATATTTAAGAAATAATCTTGGTAAATAAGTACCATAATTTTCTTCCATTATTTCTTTTGACAATAAACCATTTTCTTCTAAAATTTCTGAAACCCTGTCTATTCCCTGTCTTAAATTTAAAGCATTTTCTTTAAGATTTTCAGGCACTTCATCAAAATTTCTACTACCTGTTAAAAATTCATAAACAGTTTTGTTTTGATCTGGTGTTAATTTGTTAAAAGAATTGAATACTCTTTTTGATAAATCTGAAACACGCTCAAGTTTCCCTGTAAAAAAACCTCTTTTACCAAGGTACTGTGGTTGTTCAGGTAAATCACCCAATGCACCTGCCGCAGCAGTTTTTGATTCTATTTTATTTAAAACATTATTTGCTAAACGTTTATAAATATTACCAATATAAGGAATTTTTCCCAGAATCCCTACGTCTTTATTGACTACAACTCTTAATTCTTGGTCTAAAGGAGAAACAATATCCTCTAATTCATCAACAATTTTTCCTTCAATAATTACTGGTTCTGGTGATGTTTTTTGTTTTGTTAATGGTTTAACCTCTGGAGATATATTTTCTAATAATTTTATTTCTGCTTCCGGAGCTGGTAATTGTAATGGATCAGTTTGTTTTTTTCGTCTTTTTAAAGCATTTATTATAACACCAGAAGTTCCACCAAGAACTCCACCAAAAACAGTACCTACGCCAGCAGCTTCCGCAATATCTCCAGATTTGTATTTTTCTTGAGCATCTGCTCTAATTTTTGCTCTTTGTCTGAGAGATTCATAACCACCACCATATGCAGCACCCTCTGCTGAACCAATAATTGCGTATCTACCAGGTCTGCTAGTAACAATAGATTTAAGAATATTTTGTTTTAGTGTATTTTTTACAACTTCTTTTGCTGCAGTGGATGCAATTTTTCCTGCACCAACACCTAAATATGTTGTTGGACTTTCAAATGGATTTAAAATATTTGCAAATGCTCTACCAGCTCCAGCAAAACTTGGTGCTTTTTCATCATACATATCTATAATATCAACAAATGCTTGTTTTTGTTCATCTGTAGCATTTCCTATTGCTTGACCTTCTGTAACTAAATCAACATCACTGTAAGCAAGACCGCCTCCATACTCTAAACCAAATTCTGCATACCCTTGATCGCTTAGTTTTGGAATTTCTTTACCAGGATTTTTTCTTGTCCAATTCCATTCATACATTTTTTTTGATGCTTCAATCCATTTTGGATCTTTTTTGATTGTTTCTTCGGTTAATCGCTCTGTAGCTTTTGTTTTTATAGAACCCTTTTGCTCTACTATTTGATTGTCATTTTTTGATTCATATTCATTGCCTGTAACAAAACCTGTTGTTTCTTTATTAACAATTGTATTTCTTAAAATTGATAATTGTTTTTCAGCTTCATCTTTAGTTTCATATCCGATTATTTTACCATCTCTAATATCTTGTATAAATGTTTCTACAGGCAATATTTTACCAATACCTTTTGCATAAGTAGGTAAAATATAAGTTTTATCATCTATTCCAAAAGTACCTAATCTCATAGAAACTGTTTGTCCTTTTAATTCTTTATCTAAAGTTCCTTTAAATTCATCTACATCTGTAAAATTTTTATTGTGATAATTTTGTAAAAATTTTAAATTAATACTGTCAGCATTTGTGCCTTCAGCAAAACCTGTTCTTTCTTGACTTGTAATTTGTGGTGTGGTTATTTGTGGTTGTTGTTGATCAACAAGATTTAATAATTCTTCTTTTGTTGGTTGTGTATCAGATGTAACAGTATATTTTTGTCCATCTATTTCAAATGTATATTTTGGCATGAATTAACTTTTTCATTTATCTATTATCTTTCAATTTGACCTAAATCTATAACAAGCTCATTGTCATTATTTGCAACAGACTTATTGTCATTATTTGCACTATCGGGATTATAAAGATTATACGCATTTTCTGCTAAAACTTTGATTTCTTCTTCAGTATATTTAAGCCTACCAAGATTATCTTTTACTGTTCTCATTTGTTTTGCATATTCTTCTATAAATTCTTTTTTACCTTCTAAAAATTTTGCATTTACTCCTAAAATACTTAGCTCTTGTTTAAAGTCCTCATCTGTATAATTTGGATCATAATTTTTTGATTGTGGATCAAGTTTTGATTTTAAAAGGTTTAGTCTTTCTAATTTTTTTATATCTGCTGGTGCTTCATCCTTCTTAAGTTCTTCTTGAATATAAAACCTTTTTGTTTGTTCTGGACCCACTATGTTGTATATTTTTTCATAATCAGTTCCCTCTATTGCTTTAAAAAACTTTTCATTTTCTAAAGTTTCTTCTTCAACTTCTATATCTCTTTGTCTTTGTTGAAGAGCAAAATCAACACCAAATATTTTTGCCATATCTTGATACTTAGGATCTGTAAAAAATTCTTCTTGTCTTTTCTGCAACTCTTCTTGCTCTCTTTGTCTTTTTTGTTGTTGTAAAATATCCGCTCCTCCTAATATAGCCCTAGTTGAATCTTCACCACGCAAAGCACTTCCTAAACCAAGCAAGGCTAAAGCAACTCCTGGTGGAATGTTGCTTAAAAATGGTCTTGAACTTGATCTGCCCTCATCTGTTTGATCAACAATCTGATTTACTTGTGTTTGTGTTGGAAAAGGTGCGCTCATGGTTTTATCCTGTTGATGTTATTCAAAAAGCCCCGCCTATTGCTAATGATGCTAATAACTTTGCAAGCTCTCCTGCAATATCAGCACCACCTACATCTCTTCTTTGAACTTGTGATGCTCCTGTTGGTATTCCACCTACTGCTTGTGATAGTAACCCAAGTTGTTGTGCTGGGTAAGCTAATGCACGATCAAACTCGCCTCTTGCTGCTGTAAGAGCTGCTTGTTGTAGTTGTCTTTGTTGTGCGCCTGTGCCTAATAAACCAGATATAGCTTGTTGTTGTGCAATCTCTTGTTGTCCTAATAAATTAGCTCTAAATTGTTGTTGAGCAAGTTGTCTTTCAATATCGGATTGAGCAGCTCTTTGTGCTTGCTCAAAACCAGCTTGTCTTAATTGTGCTGCTGTTCTGCCTGCTTGCTCAACAAAAGGTCTTGCTGCTTCAGATTCAATTAAAGCTGACCTTGAGCCACCAAAAGCACCAGCTCTTATCGCTCTTTCTTGAGCTTGTCTTTGAGCAATATCTTGTTGTCTTTGTATGTCACTAAGAGCAACATCTACTACCTGTTGCTCAAATGGTGATCTGTATGCACGAATATCAGCATCTAATAAAGATGGCGCTGGTTGTTGCATTAACTGTTGTCTTTGAGCAAATACATTTAATGGTTCTGCTTGACTAGCTACTCTTCTTTGAAATTCAAATCCTCTTAATTCGTCTGGTGAGAAACCAGCCACCTGTGGTCCTATGTAGGGTGTAAATGGTTGTTGAGCTACTGCTCTAGCTTGACCATATATATCTCTATATATATTTTGTTGAAATTCTGGAATTACTGTTTCTGTTGTTGTTGCACCTTTACTCATAAATCTTTTTTTATTATATATTCTGGTTCAAAACCTAAATGTTTTATTTTCTTAATCCATCCTTTACGCCCCCCTAAATAAAGTCTTTTTACATTTGCTCTACGAGCAAAATCCTCTATATAGGGAAACATCTCTTCAAGTTCTTTATAATCACCACCAGCAAATAATAAATTCATTGCTCTGTATTGTGGGAATATAATAAACTCTGTTATCATGGCTGATTTCTTACCTGGCCATAAATGAAATATTCCTTGTCTTATTCTATCCTCTATGTCATTAATTGTATAGCCGTCTTGATGTTTTACAGCTCCCTCAATCCAATGTTTACAACGCTCCCATTGTATTTTCCACTCCTCTTTTGCTTGAGATTGTCTGTCTAATTTTTTAATCGCCTTTTGCATACTCAATCAAACTTGCGATAAAGTTAATATTTGCGTGTGAAACTTCTATTTTTAAAATATCACCCGCAGTTAATAATAAATTGTTTGTCAGTATTTCTTTTGTTTCATTTGCTGAAATGCTTATTTCTTTGAATATTGGAAATGTATGTCCCGTATTGTCCGTAATCGAAAGTGTCACAGTAGTCGCTTGGTTGCCATCATCACCAATTAAAATTGACTCAATAACTGAAAAATCAAAATCTGTTAAGCCCGGACAAGTGTAAAGTGTTGTCAAAGACGTGCTTGTGACATCTTTTTTTACACTGACAGCCCTTTGAACATATTGTCTTTGTGAAGATAAGTCCATTATCTTTTTCCTCTAAGTTTTGCATCTACTCTTACTTTACCAAGTTTGAAATCTTGGTTTGTATCACCCTCAACTTTCATTGAAATTGATCTTGCAGTAAATCTAGCGTCCATATAGCCGTCTGATTCAAAACTAAATGAGCCAAAGTCTGTTTCCTCTCCATTGGATGTAAATTTACCCTTAAAAGATAATGTCACGCCCGGCAAAGTTGTTGCCTCTGAGTCAGGTATTATTTGATTTACTTGAACTAATCTATCACCCTCTCCTATTTCAATCGGAGATGTAGCACAAAATGGCTTTGTTGAACCTAATCCTAAAGAGTTTTGTAATAAAGTAGATTCATGTTGCAGTATATTTCCAGAACCATCTCCCGCTATAGGATATTCTAAAACGCCCTGATCCCACCATGCAGCCCTATCAACACCTGTACCTTTACTCCAAACATTATCTTTATAGTTCCAAATAACATACCTTGATGGTGAATAGCCACTATCAGCATCACTTGGGAAAAACCACCATATTTCATTGTAATTAGAGTTATGTCCTGCAACTGTGACTTTTCTCATAGAGTATTTTAAATTGTCATAGATATAGTCATGCACGTCACATTTAATTTCTCTTACCTTACCATCATAAACAAAGACAGAATTTTCTCCCAACCAAGCAAGAAAATCTCCTGTGCTTACGACAGCCCTCATTCCTAGAGGACGGCAATTTTCACCTACCTGTGCTAGTCCATATACAAAAGGGTTGCCTGTATAATACAATCTGCTCAAACCCGTTTCTGTAAAAACTATAGTATCTAATTTATATTTTTTTGCTCCAATAATTTCACCTGAACTAGGAACAATTAAGTCACCCGCAGTATTTGTGGCTTTTGCTGTCCAATCGTTATTGTCTTCTCTGTTTGACCAAGCAATTTTTCTAGGATCGCCACCTGAACCGAAAGTTACTAAATGCCTTTCGTTAGTCACTACAACAGCTTTATTATTAATCGGAGCATTGCTTAAAACCGCAGCAGTTGTATCTGCTGATCCGCTTGAGTTCGATCTCCATCTGTAAACCTTACCATCACCTGCAAAACAAATTATTAAATCTTCACCCCAATTGTCGAAAGAAAAGTCTTTGGTATTAAGAGATAGCCCAGATTGACTTCGTGCGTCTCCATAGTCTTCTTCACCCCAATGATAAGCTCCATACCCCAAAGGATCAGCACTTTCATCTGTCACAAAACCACCGGGCGTAATATCTGTTGTAGATCCTTTATAAATTACAAATATTTTTTGTCTTGTGCCAACAGCAATAACAGGGTTTCCTGCATTATCATTGAAAGCATACAGAGCAATTATTTGTCCTGTTATTGTGCCATGTGATAATTTTTCCCAACCCTTGATAGGTGTAAGATAACCATTTTGAAATCTGACTAAATTGCCATCAACCCAACGACCTTTGTTGGAATATTCTGTGCCGTTAGTGACTATTCCTGCGGGTGGTGTTATTGATACTAAAGCCATTCACTAACTACTACCCTCTAATGATTCAATTCTGTTTTGTAAATCATCTATTACTGCTTGTCCTTTATTCAATATCATCAGATACACTTGCTTTATATGCTTCTTTTATTTGTTCTGTCCATTTAGCATTACAGATAGCTTGAACTTCTGCATCTTCACCTGAAATATCAGTATCTTGCCAAACACCTTCGTTATCTTTGTAGCAAGGTTGTATAACATGACGATGAAAAGTCCTTGACAATTCTTGTCCATCATCAGTGACGACAGTTGCCTGTCTTACTTGGATAGAGCCTTTTTCAAGAACCTCTATTTTATCAATTATTATATTTTTTTCTAAAGCCATTTTTTTCTCCTATAAATATTAATTATACATTATTATGCAACTTCATAATGTCCACCACCAAAAATTGATTTAGCACTTATGAGATTATTTGTGACTGCATTACCAGCAAAGTTGTGAGCAGTTATAGTTGTTGTGCCACTACCAATTACAAACCTCAGTTCTTGTCCACTATTACTATAGCCGACAGTAAAAGCACCCCTGTTACCATTAGCTCTAGCTTGTCCACTATCGTGGTTTTTGGCAGTAAAAGGTAGGTTTGCTATCTGAACAGAATTACTATCTGATGTTGTAGGAAACTGAACATAAAAAGAAATCCAAACCCTATTACCAATTTTTGTATAATGTCCAGCTGCTCCAGTGTATGTGACATTATTTCCTGTTGGGGTAAATTCTCCTTCCTCATAATCATCAAGTGCGTTGGCTTCTGCTGTGTCAGCAAAAAATTTTAAACCATTGGAATCAAAAGTTGCTATCTGTGTACCACCTGCATCTATTCTGACCTTATCTTCGTCAGCAGATTCTTCACATTGAACTTTAGTATCGCCATCAGCGTCTTGTATAGCTGTTGGTGTTGAAGATACAGTAGCAAAAGATAAAGCTCCACTGCCGTCTGTTTGTAAAACTTGGTTAGCACTACCATCTGATGTTGGGAAAGTGTATGCACCATTAAATTGGACTACTTGGCTTTCATTAATACCAATAGCAACGCTTGTTCCTACTGTGCTGCCATGACCAATAACAAGATCGTCTGCTGAGTCGTCAAGTGCGATATAAAAATCTTGAGCATTGCCATCAAATTGAATTGTGACATCTTCTGCGCCAGCATCACCCAATGTTAATTTTGGAGTTGTGCCTTGAATAATTACATCACCACCAAAAGTTACAGCTCCCATTGAAACTGCTGTACCTGATGTGCTGAAAATTGCATCAACAGTATCTAAATTTGTATTTAATTTTGTACCCCATGTGTCGGTAGAAGCTCCGACTTCTGGTTTTGTTAAACTGAGATTAGTTGTTGTTGTATCTGCCATATTTACCTATTTGATATTTGTTCTGTCCAAGTTGTAGATGGATTTGTTTGATCTGTCCAAACTACACTTGGATTTATTTCTTTCTCCCATTTTAAACGACCATCTACAGAAATGCTAGAAGTATTGTTGATTGATGAAGCTCCTTGTTTAATAAGACCAGCTAAAGAACCAACAGAAGAAACTGTTGTTATTGTTGCTTCTCCGACATTAATTTGAGTTCCTTCTGAGGCAACAGATGAAGATACTGTTATACTTGATTCACCAATATTAACCTGAGTTCCAGCAGATGATACAGAGGAAGATGCTGAAACAGAACTAGATCCTATTAGCAAGATTACTCCAGCACTAGATAATGATGCTGAAGAACTTATTGAGGTCGCACCTTCACGAATAAGCAATCCGTCAGATGATAATGATGATGAAACATTTATAT